GCAACAAATGAATTGCTCAAAGATGGATACACGATAGGTCCTCTCCCGGTTGTCGAGATCGAGGCTAAAGATGAAAAGGAGGCCGCAGAAAAACTACTGCTGATAAATTCAAAGTATGCGGACATGACCAACGATGGATTTGAAGAATTTATAAACAATTTCAACCTGGATTTAGATTCGCTGGGCCAGGATTTAATACTTCCTGAGATAGATTTGGATTTCTTCCTATCGGGGCCGGAAGAAAAGGAAAAACCGCAGGAAATCGAAATATTAAAATCCGGCGAGATCGAAGAGCTGGCGCCATCGAAGGAAGAATTAAAGATATTGCAGGGTAGAAAGATTTTGATTGAATTTTCGGGGGGTAAGGATTCAACCGCTGCTGCTGTCTGGGCAAAACATTTTTTTCCGGATACTGAGATAGAATTATGTTTTTGCGAAATGGGCGCTGATTTTATCGGCTTTAATGTTTATTTGAATCAGACAGCAACTCGCCTGGGCATACCGCTAAAGAATCTAAGATCTACAGAAAACATGATCGAAGTATTCATAGCCAAAAAAAGATGGCCGCATTTTTCTCACCCTTATTGTCACGAGATTCTCCACGCTACAAGCAATAACTACCTTACCGCGCTTAATCATAAAGATATTGTCATAATGAGGGGAGGGCGGGTACAAGAGCGGGCTGCTCAAAGCGGCAAGCAGAATGAAACCAGATTTTTGAAAATAGAGAATAAACCAGGTTATTGTTTTTTCCAGCCGCTGTATTTTGCAGGAAAGGAGACGGCAGTAAATATTTTAAATGGCGCCGGTGTGCCTATCTGGGATGGCTATGGTTACGGGCTGCGAAGAACGGCATGTAGGTGTTGCCCGGGCCAGACGCCGGCTGCATACGCAGCAATCAAGGTGAATTTTCCCGACGTCTGGGATGAGTTGATGGGGCTTGAAAAATATTTAGGGACGTTTGCATGGGGCAAACATACCAAAGGCCGTCATTGGTCCTTCGCCGAAATGGCGGCCAGGGGCATGGCCAAATTTGAGGCCGGAGGATATAAACGCAGATTTACCAGCTATTTATAATTTCTATGTTATTGATTCTTAATAATTTTCCCGTAATGCCGCCGATATCGCAAGATGGGGACCACTTGCATAGAATCGCAAGATTAACGTTGTTATTTTGTGCGATAGCGAGTGTTTCTTTTGCGCCGCGCAGGAAATATTCGGTTACGTCTTTACCCGTAACATTTTTGCGGTTGGCCTTGTCAGCGCAGGTTTCAAACACCTTGCCCCTAAATCGTTTAACCGCAGGCCGTGGCACAGGGAGCCCGCCTAACATTTCGGGGCATACAGGGATAATAATAGCATGAGGATTTTTCAGGATATATTTTTTTATAAACGAACTATAACATGTCTTCTTGCCATGCCATCGACAAGGTATGGCGAGGAGACATGATGAAACTAATATTTTCATACTAATCCTTTCGGGGCGGTGTCAGCTTAACGACCGCCCCCTGGTTCTTTGACAATCTATATTATTTGTTAGGTTTTTGGGCAGGATATTCCGCCATAAAATTAAGGATTGCCTTGCGCATATCGATCTCATTTTGTGCGCAGGCAACCTTGAATTTGTGGAAAAGCTCCGGATCGATATTTTTGATTGTAATTGCTTTTTTCATTTGTTTCCCATCTTTCCGGCAGTTTTGGCTTGCCGATGTCTGGTTGGTTAAAATTTATGTTATTCTATTTCTTTTTCTGGGGAGGTTAAATTATCAACAATAAATGTCCATTTTTTGTCACTTATTTTGACTGAAACAATGACATTATTATTATCCAAATAGAAATGTATAGGGATTTCCTCTCCTCCAAAATATTGTGTTACGGTACGATCTCCGCAAAAATTAAAATCCTCTTGGATTTCTTCAACGCTCTCATCTAAATTTTGAAGCATTATTTCTACATCAAAAATGGCCTCCCAGTCTTCAATCGCCTGCCCAAACTCTGTAAGGCAATCGCAGGCATATTCTCCGTACTGATCGCAATGATCGCATGTTTTATTATCCTCAGTGAATGCGTTGCCGCTACCGCCGAGTGCCATGCATACTCCCCACGAGCAGTCATAACCGTCATAGGCATTATGCCGATAATTTGTGTATTCATCGATTTCTATATGTTCCATTTGTTCCACCTTCCCGGCCTTTTTAAGACATGCCGAGGTCTGTTTTTTTATGGGGTGATAATTTCGCCGACATACCATGCATCAATTGCCATTCGTTGACCGTCTTCGGTCTCGATAAGGACTGATTCGTATTTTGTAAGACCTCGTCTGCTTTGGCTGGTATCAATATATCCAAGTATATTTTTGATTTTGATTTCTGAGCTACCAGTTACTTTTTGTGACTCTCGATTATACATCCCTGCGGTTTTAATTGTTCCGTGCATTATTGCATCAGCTAAAGTTTCCCCAAATAATGTGCCTTTGTTAAATTCATCAAACAATTGATATTTTTTCATAATTTCCACCCTTCCCGGCCTGCAGGATTGTTAAATTGATATTGTTATCAACTTATTGATTATTAGCCTAATATATATAATATAGGTTGTCAAGGTTTTTTTTAAAAAAAATGCAAAAAAATGCATATAAAGGAATGCAAACATTATGCCAGGATTTAATCGTGAGGTTAAAAAATGACACCTGAGATATTTCGCCTGTTTTTAGTGATTTTTAATTTTATTTTGGGGATTTTGTCGGCGGTGATTGTGTTTTATTTGTATAATCTAAAAAACAATTTTGAGGTCCAGGTGCAAAAAACTGACAATTTAAAAGATCAAATACATGCGCTTGAGACCAAGCTGCCGGAAAAATATGTAATGCGCGAGGATTATATCCGCACAATGGCATCATTCCAGCATAAACTGGACAAAACATACGATCTAATGAAAGGAAGTGCAGAATGAGCAAACAATTCCAGACCATCTTGAACCGGGAAGCGCGCGGGTATATTCTGAAAGTACTTCATATCAGTTATCCACGCAGCATGGATTCGCATACTCTGGACGTTTGCTTAATCGATGCCGGTATGCCCGTCTCTCCTGGCGAACTGTGTGCGTATCTGGATTATCTTTCCGAGCGCGGGTATGTCGAGGTAAAGAAAAAAGAGCTTGGCGGGATCGGCGGAAAGAAAATCGTTACGCTGACGGCTAAAGGGGTGGATCTGCTTGAAGGAACGACCAAAGATCCCGGGGTGGGCATATAATGGCGAAAGAATATTCTTTTGAAGTAGTAGAGGAAGCGCAAAACCAATATGTCTTTGAGGGCTGCACATTTACGGAGATCGCAGAGAAAATCGGCGTTTCCGCAGGTCAGTTAAAAAAATGGTCCGCAAAATACGGCTGGAGAAAATTAAAAGATTTCTTCCAGCAAGCGCGATCACAAAAGCGGATAAGAATTTTGCAGTTATCTATAGACGCGCTGAAAAAGGCGTGTGATGCAAACATTCCGCAGGAAAAGGCACAATTGATACATGCGTGGAAAGGCGTGGAAGATGTTTTGATGCGGATGTATCCCGATAAAAAACTGGAAGTAGCTGCTGTTGATGAGCCCGCATTATTCCTGAGAAATCTGGAATTTATAGCGAATACTCTGAAAGAACTTGACCCCGAAGGGCTCAAGGTTCTGGCAAAAAATTTTGAATTATTAATCGAAGCATTTAAGAAGGAATATGCGCAGACGACCTAAATTAACAGAGCTGAGATTCGACCAGTTTGCTGAAGATCTGAAGCGCTGGATAACTGAATCTGTATCTCCGTTCGATGCCGACACGCCGAAAAAGCAGAAAGAGCGTATAGCGCGGGCAAAACACGACCTGTTGTATTTTTGCTCGACGTATCTTCCACATTATTTTACTGCTGAATTCGGGGAATTTCATAAAGAATGGGAACCGCTGACAGAGATCCGTGACGAATCTGTTTTTGTGGCAGCTCCCAGGGAACATGCAAAGTCAACATTTTTTACCCTTGGCGTTACGACTCGCAATATTTGTTATGCCCTGCGCCGGTTTCAGTTGATTATTTCGGATAGTAATGATCAGGCGACAGGATTTACATTGCCGATCCGCCTGGAATTGGAGGAAAATCCGCGCATCCGGCACGATTTTGGAAGTCTTCGGGGCAGGGTTTGGAAAGCAAATGATTTTACGACACCTAACGGCGTTCGAACACTCGCGAGAGGCAAAGGCGAAAAAGTCCGTGGATTAAAAAACCGCCAGTATCGCCCTGATTTTGCGGTTGTCGATGATTTTGAGAATGACGAAAATGTTGAAAATCCGAAGCTTGTGACAAAAGGAAAGCGCTGGTTAACCAGGGCGGTTATCGGTTCGATGGGCGCCGGATACACCTTCCTGATGATCGGTAATCTGTTCCACCCGAAAAGTATTTTATCGCAATTCATCGCTGAAAAAGACGAAGAGAATAAGCCTCTGTATGTCAGCAGGATTTACCGTGCATGGATTGACTATGGCAAGGCCACGCAAAGGCCGCTTTGGCCAGCGTTATGGCCGCCTGAACGCCTGGAAAAGAAACGCAGGCAGATGAGCACAGTTGATTTTAACGCGGAGATGATGAACTTGACCGGCGCGGAAGGCAGCCCGTTTCCTGAAGAATGGATTATCTATTATGAGCCGGAAGAAATACAGGATTTGGCAATGGCCTCCGCGACTGCCGTGGATCCCAGCGCCAAGAGCGGTGAAAATAACGATTATAAGGCAATTATTACTGTGAGCCTGGACAGAGAAAAGATGATTTTCTACGTGCGTCACGCGTGGATTCGACATGCCAGCCCTGGAGAAATGTTCGCGGCTGCTTATCATCAACATGATGAATATGGCGGAAATGCATGGATTGAAGACAACATGCTGGAAGATTTTCTGCACGAGGCTATTCAGAACTATGCCAGAGAAGTCGGACGTTATATCCCCTGGATGGCGGTGCATCACAGCACAAACAAAGAAGCGCGCATTATCGGCACCCTCAGCTATCTTGTTGAATACGGCAAGCTCCGGTTCCTGAAAAACCACAGCGATCAAAACCTGCTCATCGAGCAGCTTGTGTATATTCTCAACAAAAATGTCAACGACGACGGCCCGGATGGCCTGGAGATGGTAGTGAGCGTGTTGCAGGGAGCAGGCGGCCCTATTGAATATGAATCCACCGGCAGGCAAAGAACCTACGTATCATCCTCTATGAGCAACTATATGGGAGCTTAAATGGCTGAAGAAAACAAAAAAGAAAAGCCGATAACAGACGAAATTGCTACAACCGATAAAGATATTGATATTTATGCGGGCTGGATTAAGCGCCTTGAAAATCCGGATCCTACACTCAGAACCGAGGCCGGGGGCAAAGGGTTCAAGCTTTATGACGAAGTTGATCGAGATTCCCACGCAGGAAGCGTCCTGCAAAGCCGGTATTTAGCCGTTGTCGGCAAAGACTGGGAAATTCTTCCGGGGAAAAGCGGGATAAAGGAAGGGCGCCCCACAGCCACGCCGCAAGATGAGATAATCGCCGAATTTGTCAAAGCCAGGCTTGAAGGTTGCAACTTCAACCAGGTGCGGCTTGAGCTGCTGCAGGCTGTTTTATATGGCTTTTATATTGCCGAAGTACTTTGGGAATATGCAGACGGCGCCGTAAAAATCAGAAAAATTATAGGCAAACATCCACGGCGTTTTTGCTTTACACTTGAACGGGAGTTGAGACTTCTCACTCCTCAGAATATGATAGACGGCGAAGATGTCCCGGCTAAAAAGTTTATTGTTTTTACTCATGCTGATTCAGACAATCCTTACGGCAAAGGGCTTGGCCGAACACTCTGGTGGCCTGTCTGGTTTAAAAAGCATGGAATTAAGTTCTGGCTTATTTTTCTTGAAAAATTTGGCATGCCCACGGCTGTTGGCAAATATCCGCCGGGCACAGAGCCCAAGCAACAGCAGGCGCTTTTAGATGCTATTGATGCTATCCAGCAAGAAACTGGCGTTAAAATACCGGATACTATGGCGATTGATCTGTTAGAAGCCTCCAGGACAGGTACAGCCTCATATGAATCCCTGTGCGATTATATGGATAAACAGATGTCCAAGGCTGTTTTATGCCAGACCGCGACCACAGAAGGGACACCCGGCAAGCTGGGAAATGAAGAGATGCAGGGAGAGACAAAACAGGAAATCGTCGAGGCCGACTCTGATCTGTTAGACGACTGTCTGAATGAAAGCCTGATCCGCTGGATTGTGGATTATAATTTCCCGGCTGTAAAAGAATATCCGAAGATCAAAACCCGCGCAGAGAAAAAACCTGATCTGAAAAAACAAAGCGAGATAGACAAAACAGTAACAGTGGATATCGGCGTGCCTGTCGGAAAGAAATACTTTTATGAGACTTATGGCATCCCGGAACCTGACGCCGGTGAAGACCTGGTCACGCCTGCTCAGCCGGAAAACAGAGGCCAGGAATCAGAGGTCAGAGGTCAGAAGCCAAAGGAATTTGCGGAAGCAGAAAACAATGATCTTTCGCCTGCGGACACGCTGAATGCATTAGGCAATAAGGCGCTTGCAGCCGCTGATATGAGTGACTTTTTAGATCCTGCAGAGGAGCTGCTGAATAAAGTAAATTCTCTTGAAGAATTCAGGGATGGCTTGTTTGAACTCTCTGAAAATATGGATGAATCATCGATGGGTGAATTCGTTGAACGCGCCCTTGTTTTAGCCGAATTGTCAGGGAGGTTTGATGCCGCCGAGCGCTGAATATATGAATCTGCCATTTGATGAGGCAATTGCTTTCTTCAGGCAAAAGCTCAATCTGCCGACCAGAACATGGAAAGATATCTGGAAGGCCATGCACGCACGCTCATTTGTGGTTGCCGGGGCAATGAAAGAAGATTTAATTCAGGATCTGCGAGACGCTGTGGGAAAAGGCATTGCAGATGGGACCACACTCACTGAGTTCCGAACTGATTTTGACAGCATTATAGAGAGAACCGGGTGGAAATACAAGGGCGGCAAAGCATGGAGAACAGCAGTCATCTTCAACACGAACCTGAGCACAGCTTATGCCATCGGAAATTATCAGCAGATGATGGATCCCGCAGTTCTCAAAGCCAGGCCATATTTGAGATATGTGCGATCCAGTTCCGCGAACCCCAGGATTGAACATCAAAAATGGGCAAATTTGATACTGCCGGCGGATGATCCCTGGTGGAATACTCATTACCCGCCAAACGGATGGGGCTGCAAATGCGGAGTGGTAAATCATTCCGCGCGTGAAGTGGAAAGAATCACAAAAGAAGAGGCTAAAGGCCCGCATCCGGTGCAGACAAAAGCTCCGAAAATTGAACGTTATAAATGGCTTGACAAAGACACCGGAAAAACTCACAGGATTCCAAAAGGGATCGATCCGGGCTGGGATTACAACGTAGGAAAATCGGGGTTTAAAGAATGAGCGGAGTCATAATAGCCGTAAAAATTAACGACAGGAAAGTAAAGGCTCTTCTCGGCAGGATGCAAAGAAACCTGGGCGACCTGACGCCTGCCACGAAAATTATCGGCAGTATTATCAGGACATCTGTTGTACGGAATTTTGAAAAAAGCGGGCGTCCGGCCAAATGGAAAAAGCATTCAAGACTTACCGCAAAACGCAGGGGAAAAGGCGCAAAGATTTTGATGGCCCAGGGATTAGCCGGGGGTCTGGCTGGCAGTATTAATTACCAGGCGGGTAAAAACAGTGTGAAGATCGGCACAAATAAAATTTACGGCGCCATCCATCAATTCGGAGCGAAAAAAGGAAGCTTCGGAACTGTGACGGCAAACATATCTCCGTATTTTCGCCAAGGGATAAAAGTAAAAGAGCACACGCGGAAGATGAAATTGCCCTGGGGAGATATTCCAGCCAGGCCATTTCTGATGATTCAGAATGAAGACTGGACTGAGATTCGGGCTGCACTGAATGATTATATTACAGGAGGACAATGATGGAATTTAAGGGTTTTGATGATTGGATTGAAGTATTTCGCACGGGAACGCATACCGATTCAGAGGGGAATATCAGGGAATGGAAAGAAGATGATTTGAAAAAAATAGCAGAGAATTATGATCCGGAGCAAAACGAATCACCTGTTGTTATTGGGCATCCAACCGACAGCGCGCCTGCTTACGGTTGGGTGGAAAAAGTTAAAACAGAAGGTGGAATTCTCTGGGCAAAATGCAAAGATATTGTCCCTGAGTTTGCCGACATGGTGGAAAAAGGTCTGTTTAAGAAACGCTCTATCTCGCTGTGTCCCGATCTTACACTGCGTCATATCGGATTTTTAGGCGCAGTGCCGCCGGCAGTGAAAGGGCTGGCAGATCTGAAATTCAGCGAGGATGCAGGGACAATATCCTTTGAATTCAACGAGACCAGCCCCTGGACATGGAATACAATAGCAGGCGTTTTCAGAAAAATCAGGGAATGGCTTATTGAGAAAGAAGGTAAAGAAGCTGCCGACAATATCATTCCAGACTGGGATATCGAAGGCATTAAGGATGCCGAAAAAAAAGCAGAATCGGAATCTGATCTGCAAGCGGCATTTAAAGAACATAAATCAGTAAAAGCAAAAAAGGAGGAAGAGACCATGACATTCAAGGAGTTTACGGAAATGTTCAAATTCTGGAAAGAAGCGGAAGGCAACCCTGATCTGCAATTGCCTGGAGGCGGACAGAAAGCGACAGGCGGCGGAGACAAGAGTTTCTCCGAAGCCGATATTGAAACAGCCAAAAACGAGGCTGCCAAGACCGAACGCGGAAAGGTCGTAGCCGAGTTTGCGGAAAAAAGCCGCAAGGCGCAGCGAGAAGCCCGCACAGGCGAGATCTCGGATTGGTGCGAAGGATTAGTCAAAGAAGGCAAGTTGA